GATGGTCGGACCCGATTGGTATTTCTATCCCGTTCAAATGACTAATGGTGAATGGGTAATATCAACAGAGGAAATGGAAGGTTCTGAGTTTCCTGAATTTGATTGGGTTAAATCATTACCACTTGTGGAATGGTTAGGTCCATACGAACCATATACAGGAGATACCCCCAATCATTTCTCCCAATTCTTTTCAGGGGGAACAAATTAAACTATTTATAGAATATGAGCAATTTAGCACCATTACCAATTAACACATCGTACAAGGGATTATTAAACCTTGAAAACTCAACTACAGGTATTACTTCAACGTTTCAATCCATTCAAGATGGTTTGGGTAATGATACGGGATTAAACATTTCAACCAAAGGTTTATCAGGTAAAAATTTCTTGGGGATTTATCAACCTGAGATTCCAAAATATTTGGGTCAAGGTATTACAACCACAATAATTAACCCTGTGGGTATTATTAACTCGTTAATTGTTACACCGTTTTACGATTCGGGTCAATTCTCCTATTCCGCTGTAACCGTTCACCTTCAAACACCAGGTCCAAGTGATGTGTTTGATATTTCTTTCTATAACGCTCAAAGTTTACCTACTTACGGTTATTCACCATACCAACAAATCATAGCACCTTTGAACATCTCAACTACCGCTACAGGTTTGGTGACCACAACAACACCATCACCATTTAGTTTCTCAGGTCAAGGACCTGGAATTTATTTTATGGTGACGAGATATACAAGTGTTTCAGGACCTACCGTTAGATATGGAGCACCATTTAACTCATCATCAGTTATCAACACCCTATTAAATTATAATAACGGGTTTGAATTTAATTCAACAGGAACGGTTGCTTTATATCCATATAGAGTAATCGGAACAACAAGTGTTCAAACATTAGTGTTTAATACAGCAACCTTCCCAACTACTTGGACATCTACCGAATTAGCATTATTAAGTCAATCTACAACACAACATCACAATCCAGGTTTCCTATTACACACGGTAAAATAATCTTTAATGGGTAGGACTTTTTATAGAAAACAATTCTCAAATTATCTCGGTGAGAACCGAGCGATATTGGATATTGTAGCACGTTTCGTTCCCGATGGGACCCCACCAGGTCCATCACCAACCCCTTCGGTGACTCCGACAATTACGATGACACCGACACCATCGGTGACCATCACGATTACACCTACGATGACAAAAACTCCTACGGTGACCCCTACCAAGACATCTACACCAACTCCTACAATTACTACGAGTGTGACTCCAACGTCTACGGTAACATCGACCCCAACTATAACCCCAACATCTACGGTAACCCCTACCAATACTGTTACTCCAACGAATACAAGTTCTGTTACACCAACACCGACAATAACTCCAACGGTTACACCGACACAGGTATTTAATTGTGCTTGGAGTGCTATTACCGAATGTTTCTCTTGTAACTCAAACGATTGGAGTGAGTGTCAACCTGTCCCACCATTCTCACCAACGCCAACACCTACACAAACCAAAACTCCAACGGTAACTCCTACGATTAGTCCAACGTCTACAGTTACCCCAACGGTTACACCTACAACCACTACAACACCAACACCTACGTTAACTCCTACATCAAGTCCATTACCACCATTGTCGTTCTATTCTTCGAGTGGTACGACTGAAGTGATTGCTTGTACCTCAGGTCCAAGTTTCTACATATACACAAATGATTTAGGTTTGTGTGGTCCTTGTTTTGCTATACCTCAAACATGTTTTGCTTGTGTTGATACGAGTCAATTTATTTACTCAGACCCAAGTTTAACAACTCTTGTTGGAGATGGTTGGTATACAAATGAAGTTCAAGCTGGTGAGTTCAAACGTGTTTATATTTCAGGTGGTCAAATATCAGGGGGGACATATACAGATTGTTCTGTTGACCCAACTCCAACCCCTACGGTTACCACAACACCTACAAATACTCCAAGTCCAACAGTAACCCCGACCAACACGGTTACTCCAACGATTACTCCAACTCCATCGCCTGTATCAGTTGACCCTGACGCACAAGCGTTCATCACCGCTACGGGTATTTCAGGATTAGAAGCTACAGCAATCAATACTTTAGTTCTAAACTTAAAATCAAATGGTTTATGGACTCTAATTGACGCGTTCTATCCATTCGTTGGTGGAACCTCAACAAGTTGTAAGTTTAACCTCAAGGACCCTCAGGATACGGACGGTGCTTACAGAATGAGTTTCAATGGTTCTTGGACTATAGATTCTAACGGTGTTAAACCAACATCTAAAAGTAATTCTAACTATGGTGATTCACATTGGAATCCTTATGGTACAGGTGGTAATAGAAATGACTCACACCATTACTACAGATACATCAATGGTGTGTACAATGTTGGTTGTGATTACGCAGGTGTCGCAAGTCCATATACCATTATGGGAGCATGTGCTCAACTTGAATGGTTTGATGGTGGTGGTGCTTTATCAACTGGAGGTGCTGTAGCAGGAACTGCTGGATATTCACAAGGTATCAGTAGAACCGCAAGTAATGTATGTAGATTCTCAAGAAAATTACAAGGTGGTAGTTGGGGGAATTTTGGACTTATAAATACGGTAGCTACTCAATCATCAAATTCAATGTATATTGGAGCGATAAACGGAGCAAGTTTCCCTGAAGAAATGAGATACTCATCACTCTCTTATGGTCAAGGTTTAACTGATACACAGTTATTAAATTTGGATACGGTTGTTACAACCTTTAACACAACATTAAGTAGGAATTTCTGATGATATATTTATACCAAGGTCAAAACAATCAAGCAGCAGCGGTTTGTTCTCGTAACAAAACCCTGACGGGAAACGTCCAATATCTGTGGTCAATTCAACACAAGCTATCAGGACGTAAGTTCCGTTTCATACCGTTTAGAGTACCCCCATCGGTACCATACAGCCCAGGCTACGATTTGTTTTGTATTGACATAGACGCATCTATACCTAACGTTTTAACGGGAGCTACCTCTTGTGGTGAAACCAACGTTGGGACTTTGATACCAGGTGAATATTATTTAAAGATTTACGAACAGATGTCTACTTCAAATCTTGACCCAATGTTATCTCACGATGTGGTACAAGAAACTCTCCTACATGTGGTAGGTATAAACCAAAATATTCCAACGACTTATACTGGTGGAACTGACGGGGTATTTATCATATACAACGACAATAATAATTAAACAATATGAGATTAGATTCATTCAATTTTGGAGCACAAGATTTTTCACTACGATTTGTTGAGAAGATAAATCGGTCGGTTCCATTTGTATCGTGGGGGCTTGACAACATGGAGATTGAAAAGTGGTACGACTATTCAGATTTCTCACCGATTCATTCAAGTGCTATTAGAACCAAGGTTGATAACGCGGTAGGTAATGGTTGGGTCAACGGTGACCAAATTAAAATCAATTCAAAGGAAACCCTCAATGACGTAGCAAAACAAATGTTTTGGGAGTATGTCGTGGGAGGCAACCTGTTTTTGGAATGTGTATGGAAAGCTGACCGACGTGAAGGTCTTCATTCAATTCACGTGATTCCATCAAAATATATGAGAGCAAAATCACCTGATAACGGTGAACTGTATTCTGATAAATGGCTGTGGTGTCATGATTGGCCTCAATGGCGTAAAGCGGGTATTATAGAGTTCTGTGAATTTGACCCGCAAAACTTCACCGACAGACAGGTGATCCATATCAAGAATTACGCACCAGGGTATATGTTCTACGGCGTCCCAAGTTATCTGTCATCCATATTGGATATTCGTCTCTCACGTGCTATTTCTGAGTACAATTTGAGTTCCATTATGAACGGTGCTCAACCAAGTCTTTGGATAAATTTTCCCCAAGAAGTTGACTCGCAAAACGAACAGGAAGAAATCCTCCGTAGATTACAGGAAAGATACTCAGGACCCACGAACGCAGGTCGTGTAATCGTATCCTATGGTTCCGATGGAGTTCGTCCTGAAGTAACCACAATCAACCCTACATTACAGGGTGGTATGTTCTCAGAGATTTTTGGATTGGTTAGAGAAAACATTTTATCAGGACACCAAATTCCTGACCCATCGATTTGTGGATTGCCAAGTCCGAGTGGCTTTGCGTCACAAGCGGAACAACTGAAGACAGCACACCAACTGTTCATGAAAACGACAATCTATCCTCTTCAGGAGTTCATGTCTAAGGAGCTTTCTCCTGTCATCAACCTACTCAACCCGAGTCAACCTATTAAGTTAGAAATCGAACAAAACCAATTCATATCATGATATACAACGTCCTGTTAATCAGTGAACAGAAACTGAAAGAAAATACGAGTATCAACGAAAACGTAGATAGTTCTGAGTTACGCTTCTGTATTCAGATGGCACAGAACATCTTCCTTCAAGAATCCCTTGGAACTCACCTGTTTGAATACATTCTTGAACTCGTACAAACTGGTGATATTGATGACCCCTTAAAACTCAATTATAAGGAGTTGTTGAATAACTTCATTCAACCGATGTTGATTGCGTATTCCTATTACTACGCGTTAGATAACTTTTGGGTTAAGTTCGTCAATGTAGGCTTACAACAATACCGTAGTGAGCAGTCAAATCCGATTGACAGTAAAATGTTCACCTACATGAAGAATAACGCTCGTGACCAAGCTCAGTTCTTAGACAACCTCTTAAGGCGTCATTTGGTATTTAACACAAGTAAGTTTCCACAGTATACCGTAATCGAAAACAACGGTCAGTTGATTCCTGAGTTTGGGGGAGCGTTTAAATCCCCAATAACTCTACCCGCAGGGAATAGAATCTTGGGGAACTACGGTTATTATGGTTGTACGATTCCGTGGTGGTACGGCGGACCTCGTTCAGGGGAGTAACTAACCTTCCAATTCCATCATTGTCCCATCAGGTAATTCCTTGAATACGGACAATTCAACGATTATAAAATCCTCGTCATCATGGATGTCCCATAGACGAATTGTGTATTCTTGGTCATCTGTGTCCATGAGGAAGATGTTACGAGCGATATCCGTATCCCAATCCAATTTCCATTGGTCATGTAATGGTAAACCAAATCGTTTGGTTACCTCATAACAGACCGTAAAGAAAAAATCGTCTGAGTCTTTAAATACCTGATTGAGTATGAGTGTGTGTGCCATCGTTTTTTTTTCAAAGATATTAATTAGTAGTTATATCACCAAGTTTTTTAAGAAAACTTTTGGATAGTATTTCAAAACTTTCACTGTCCACAACCACGATAAACCGTTGGTCATCCATGGTAATATCCAACTCCAAGTTGTCGTTACCCTTCTCATATTTCATACCGTGAATCCTCAGGTTCTTTTTCTCTAAGACGATTTTCATGATTCTTTCTTTTTAAGGACCATATTGTAATTATTCACCTTGGGTTGTCTCTCAATCCCCTCTTTTAATTTCAAGGGTTGTGTGAACAGTTTGGTGTATTCAATAACGTGGTGAGGTCTACCGTCTTTATGTCTTTTGTTGGTGAACTTAACGATGTCACCCCACTGTTCTTTTAGGGAGTCAAATTTCTTTTGGTACCCGAGGTGTGTGTGATTCTTATACATGTCCGCCATTCCACCCTTCATACTACCTGAGGTCTGTTTACCCGACAACATCGTGTGGAAGTTAACCGTACACAAATCACCCGTTGATAGAACCCTCAAAGACAAATCCGTATCATCGTTGTAACGTCCTCTCCATCTCTCCTCAAGTCGTTCATCAAGGAGTTTGGAATTGATTAGGATACAGGAATACGCTCTCGTATTCACGATGAATTGTTTTCTACCCGTATCGATACCAGGGATAAAGGATTTGTATTGACAGGAAACCAATCCCAAGTTCTCATAACGGTCACTGAAATCTTCCATGACTCTGAAGAATACACCGTTTCTGATTTTCTTTTGGACGTTCTTATCCCATCGGTAGAACCATTGGATGTTGTCGTCGAGTTGCCAATGTTTCTCATACCCCAAACTCACAGAATGTTCCCAACAGAAATTCCTCACAGGGACCGCACCCTCACCCCTCTCCGAGAAGTTCTCAGGTAACACCAATATCTTATTCTTATCAATCCGTGGATTGGAACTGTAGTTCTCATATTCCTTCGGTTCAACACAGATGTAGAAGTTGACCTTCATATCCTCCAAAGAATCGATTGTGAGGGTCTTTTCCCATCGTCC